TCTTGGCTGAAACCAGGGAGATCTTCAATCTTCCTAACTACCTTGGGGCGCAGTTTGTCCTGAAGTCAAGCCGTGGTCGAGAAGGCTGGGACCACGCTGAAGCAGGGTGGTGCGATCCAGGGTGGTTTGGATCACGGCTAACCATGGAACTAAAGAACAGCCGCCAGTTCAGTGATTTACCGATTTGGCCTGGCATGCGGATTGGTCAGATGAAATTCATTCTGGTGTCGGGCACCCCAGATAGCACTTACGCTCAAACTGGTCGCTACAACTGCGATCTCGGCGTAACGGCGAGCAAGGGTTGAATTCAAGCAGGTCGTAATTGTCGAGAGCATGGCTTTCCGCCCATTGCTGGGCGCTGGCATGCTCGTCAAATGGGCCGATGACGAGGGAGTAGGACATGGGTTGCTGGGTAGTGGTGGCTACGATAGGGACTGCGGCTTTTGCCCACATGCAGGCGTATCTGGTGGACATTACCGCGAAAGTGGTGATTCGATCCGACACGGATCCAAACGAGCTTTGCGACAACCTGTATGCACAGATCACTGAATTCATCCACAATGATGATGATCTGTTGAACCTTGAAATCGAACTGCTCCCTTTGCCTGGCAACTGCAATGGATCACCAGATCGACGGGACGAACCTGATTCCGAGGAAGGAAGCAAAGCTCCGGTTTCGTGATCAAATCCACCTTGCGTGGGACTGGAAATGCGCCTATTGTTGCGCAGAACTGGGTAGATCGGCAACGCTGGATCATATCATCCCAAAGGTAAAGGGTGGTTTAACTGTACGTTCAAATTTGATTAGCTGTTGCCTTGGTTGCAATAGCCGCAAGCAACATACAGATTGGAAAGACTGGTATCGAGATCAAAATTTTTATTGCGCAAAACAAGAAGAAGCAATTACGGCATGGACCAATCAGTAGTAGTGAACATAAATTTCCGCTTGCCATAGGTCTACCGTATAACGGCAAACAGCTCCATTTTGGCCGCATGCCCTATACAATGGCATCCCGTCATCGCCTTCCATCACTTCGATCCAGCGTGTTTTACCGCGCTCAAGGCGGTCCAATACTTTCCGTTCCATCGTCTTCATACAGCGAGCATTTCCTAGCGTAGCGACCCTTGTTGGTTCGCGCCTCGGGGAAGCCAAAACTGCATGCATCAGACCGTGGTGTCCAGTGGATGCAAGACCAGCACTTGGCTTTGCCTTGATAGGATTCCCTGATTTCTTCTATTGATTTACCGCTGTACAATGCCAAGTAATTGTATTGAGCACAAATAAACGCTGCCCGCAAATCTGGTGTGCCAAGATCAATTGTAACCGGTTCAAAATTGGGCAATTTAATCCTTGCAATCCAATTCTCTGCTAAAGAGTTGCGCTGGATAACAACACGTCCATTGTAAAGATTAATCATCTTTCTCACCAAATGAAGGCGCGTGATACAACCGTTCCAGTTGCATTGATTCCGGCTCTGTAGTGTCGTTTTCCCATATTCCAGCGTTGGTGGGGTCATTTCTATCCTTGACGCCATAAACGGTCGTGGTGCCATGTTGTTTGACATGCACCATGCTGATGCGGGGGCTGCTAATCAAAAAACGGACTGCAACATTTTCAAGCCAAGAAAGAAATGGTGCGTTCATGGTTCAAGATGGTTGATGAGACGATTGATGTACCACTGGGCTTTGCGTGCATCCTGAAGTGGAGCACCCTTCAGCCACATTCTTAGCAGATATTTAAGGGCTTGACCTTGAAGGTAGCCGCAAACAATATCAGAAGGAGCACTGGAAATAGCATCTTCAATGACGTCAATGGTTTCGTATTTACGATCAGCGTAATGCGGAGGATGATTAACAAGATCAGTCATTGTCGTCACCATAAACAATTGACACTGGGACATAAGGCGTTGGCTTACCACCAAACCGGAAGTTTGGGTTGACCTTTTCCCATTTAACAGCCCATGACTCAATTTCAAGTTCAAGCGTAAACCACTTGTGTTTACAATCGTCGCATACACGTTGACGTGTTGTATGATTCGGCTTTGTGGTATTTGATTGTAAAACAAACACCGTACCGTGATTGCATTTAGGGCAGTTCATGTGATGGTAATTAGGTTGGCGGCGGTGAAGGTGTCAGCGATGGCCCTCCAGTTCGGCGGCGATGGCGAGGATCTTTGCGCGTACGTCATGCTTGGCATTCCTAAGGCCTTCCATGTATTCGCTCATTGGGTATCGCCCTGGGTGTGGAACCACCTGATCCGCAACAGCACGAAGAATAGCGGATGCACTAACACCTGCCAAAAAACTCACATCCCAAGGGGCTTCGTCAAGTTCTTTGTTAATAGCATTTAGCACGGCCTGAGCAGCGGGTGAAAGTTGAGTCATCTAATGTTCTTGTAGGTTTTGTAGTTGACAATTTTGCAGATGGTGCTGCGGTGCATCTTAAGTCTTAATGCAATCTGTCCATTGCTATATCCTTTTTGATGCAGATGCCTAACTGTTTGTACTTGAAGTTCATTTAGTTTTGCGTTTGGATTTTTATCTCCACGCAATACATGTGGGTCAAGTGGGATTGGTTTAGCAACTGCATAGCGTTCAATAGTCTTGAACTTTGATTTGCAATCAAGACAACGACACCACCGATTGGTAACATCACCTGCTTGTTTAGAACAAGTAACACGGGTGTTAGTACTATTGCACGCCCGGCAGTTCATGCTCCCCTATAAGCTCCGGCGGTGGTGTGATCGGGTGTTCCATCAGTATTCAATCCCCACTCGAGCAATACCATCAAGCGGCACGCCAAGCCGATAAGCGGCACCTGCTGACAGGTCGATGCTGTTGCAGTCACAGCGGTCCCGGATCGGCACCACCAGCGATCGACCGCGATGGGTGACACGGACCAGGGTTCCGCATGGCAGCCACGGATGAGCTGCGCTGATGCCCCAGTGCTGGTAGGCGCGGCCCGTGCAGTAGTCGGGGCGGCCTGCATACCAAGGGTCATAGACCGTGGCCGTGACGGTCCTGGCTTGGACTGGTGCCGCAAGCAAAGCCAGCAGTAACAAAAGCCTCCTCATGCCCATTTCCCCAGCAGGTGGCGGCGGCAGGTGGCGATCGCCTGATGCGCTTGCTTGGCGGTCATCACTGAACCGGTGTCATCGATGGCTTGGCACACATCAGCATGGAGCTGGTCGTAGTCGGTGTCCCTGAAGTTCGGGCCGAGATCCTGGCAAAACTCCTGCCATAGTCCGGTGTAGGTGCCGCATGTACGGCCGCTGCGCTCATACAATGCATCCATCATGATGGTGCGTTGCAGGTCAAGTTGATGGGGTTTCATTTTCTTGAAGGTGAAACAACAGATTGCGGCATTCTTGCCATGCCACTGAATTGTGGTGTAGCTCATCCATGCGAACTTTAAGCAACGCTTTGATGTGCCGTCGTTCGTCTTGGCAACCTTGCTCATAAAGGCTGCTGGTACTGATTAAATCAGCAATGCGTTGACGCAATGGATTCATCGCGCTTCAATCACCTTGGAGGACAAATAAAGCTGAGACAACATGAAGCAATCACCTACAGCATTTTGGCAGATGTAATGCGGCCAGGTTTGACCTTCGGCTCTGTTCTTGATGTATAGGACATCTCTCGATGGCCAATGACGAACATAAACCTTTTGGCCAAGATTAAACTTCCACAATGGAGCGGTGCGTTGTGTGCCGCGATTGCTTGGTGTCAAGTTGTAAGTGCTCCAACTGGTTGAAATAATTGGAACGACGTGATTGCTTGGTAGGACAGTTGCTTGCATGTGTTTTGGGTAGTGCCCGGTTTGGGCATGAACCTAAGGTAGGGCACCGCAGGTGGCGCCCGGTAGGTTTGTTGTAAAACTTTACACAAGAAAACCCGTGTCAGTCGCCTGCACGGGTCGTCCTCCTACTGATCAGAACAGTTCAGTCCCACCAGTTGCCGCTGCAAGGCTGCTAGTCGCCTGGCCCAGCACCTCCGCCTCCTCCATTGCCTTCAGCGTCTTGAAGTCAGGCTCGAACGCAAGACTCAAATACGTCTGCCCTGCATTCGACTGCTTGCCCCATCCGCTAATCTTCACCGGGATTTCACCCCGATCATTAGGCTTTGCATTCATCACATAATTGGCGAATGCCATCCGGTCTTCTTCCTTGATGCTAAACACACCGTCATAACCGGGATAATTACGATTTGGGTCGTACCGATCCTTGAAACGCTCTTGCAATTTTTCAGGGGTGTTCTTGAACAATGCGCCGTTAGCTTTGAAAGTCATTTGTTGTCAGGGGTGATGGTGTTGACCTTTTCAAAATGCTCCACCTCGGCCAAGGGGTAGAGCACACGACCGTTGATCTTTGAATAAGCCGGACCCTTATTAAAGCGTCGCCATTTGATCAACGTCTGGCGATGGACATGCCACCGCTCAGCAAGTTGCACATCAGTCAAGAACTCAGAACAGCTCATCGACAACCTCGGTCTTGACTGGTTCAGCGGCGGGCGGCTGGATCTTTGCATTCAGCTCATCAAGATTGGTGGAAACATTGACAAGCTCAACATCAACGACCTCCTCCTGTGACTGAATGCCAAGCAGCAAATCACTAGCATACAATCTGCCCCAGAAAGCAGCAGCCCGATAACGGATCATCAGCTCAGGCATCGTCTGCCACTTTGATCCAGTCTTCGTAGACCATCCTTCTTTCTTTGCCATTGCCATCGTGATGGTCGGTCCCTTCAGCTCTTGCTCGGATTTGACATCAGTAGCAACAGCATAGCAAGCCAAACTATCACCCTCACCGCTCATCTCAAATCGCAGTGGGCTGAAACGGCCAGAGCCATTCACCATCGCAATGATGAAACTGCTGCTCCAGCTTGGCCGCCCATGGATCACATGGAGATGCTGCATCGCAAGAAACGGGCTGATGTTCATCCGATTTGCAATCTCAAGCGCCACAAGGCAATTGGCAAAACCCTGCTGCCCCTGGAATTGAGTTGGAATCAGCGTGCTGCTGGCCAGGGCCTTCGCGATCCGCTGGGCGTCCTCGAACGCTTTTATCCCGCTGAACACTGAGCCGCTGGACTGGGTTGTAATAGCTGTGCTGTCAGTCATTAGTACATCTCAATTTCAGGTGGTTGGCCGATAGTCGTGCCATCAGCCTTGGGACGCATCCATGCCGGCAGGTTGATCAGCTCCACTTGGTCGCTGTAACCAGGCCATGCATCGGCTGCCATGCATTCAGCAAGACGGTTCAGGTTTGCTCGAGCAGTATCCCACCCGATCTGCACCATTTCTGGTGCTGCAACGTAAACAGCGCATGCAAACGGTGGGCGCTTTTCGACAGCAACAAACACAAACTGCTCGGGTCGTTTGCCTGTTGCCTGCTCCACTCCATGCAAATACCATGCAGCTTGAACATGGTAACGAAACTTTACAATTGATTGCATGAAGTCTGCAGGGCTGGCGCTTTCTGTTGTCTTCAGGTCAACAATCGTGCTGCCATCATCCAACAGATAATCAGGCCGGCATTTGCACTCGAGGCCAGTCTCGGCATCCTTCCAGAACAAGCTGGTCTCAGCTTTGCCAGGCAGGCCAAGCAGACCACCAGCAGCAGGGTGAGCGAACACGCCTTCAGTGATCTTGCCAACCAAGTCGGCGTCCTCACGGCTGATCACGGTGCGGCTGCCAGCAGCCGTCGTGAAGACATCCCATTCGGCCTTGCCTGCGTTGGTGCGGCGGTTGATGCCAGCCGGGGTTACCGCGTAGTTGGCGTCCCACTCGTCAGGCTCGAGCACGCTGGTGTGAACGGCTGAACCGATCACCATGGCTGGGGTTGCTTCTGTTGGCCAGCGATTGGGATCTAGGTGCTTCGCCCAATAGTGGAGCGGGCTGCGGGCGATCGAATCCAGTCGGCTCTTGGAAACCGCCGGGTGGCGGTGGTAGCTCTCGTTGTCCATGGCATTGCGTTGGGCTTGCGCATCTTATACCATTGGCGCTCCTACTGCAACCATATGCAACTGCGGCCTTATCAGGAGGCAGCCGTCGCTGACCTCCGCCGTGCCTACGCCACTGGTCATCGCGCTCCACTCCTCGTAATGCCAACCGGAGCAGGCAAAACCCAAGTCTTCACCTACATCACAGCCGCCATGGCGCAGCGTGGCCGCCGCGTCACCATCCTTGTCCACCGCCGGGAGCTGATCGCCCAGGCATCACGCAAACTCGACCAAGCCGGCGTCACCCACGGCATCATCGCGGCAGGCACACCTGCGACAAATGCACCAATTCAGGTCGCATCGGTGCAAACGCTCGTGCGTCGCCTCGAGGAATCACCAGCCCCAGATTTGCTAATAATCGATGAAGCCCATCACGCTGCCGCTGGGTCCTGGGGCCGCATCCTTGATCACTGGCCTGATGCCCTTCGCCTTGGTGTCACCGCAACCCCAGCTCGCCTTGATGGCCGTGGCCTTCGCGATAACTTCGACGTTATCGTCCATGGTCCTACCGTTTCAGACCTCACCGCAGGCGGCTACCTAGCGCCATCCAAGCTCTACGCACCGCCGCAGG